CACCGGCTTTACCCCAGAAATGGGATGCTTAGTCTTACGACATTCGGCTACTACCAATCATACGATTGGCACGCTTCGCGAGACCCTAACCCTCCTTAGCTACTAAGAACAATGTTCTATAGTAGGGGGGTTAGACGTAGAACTTGTTTTATACAACCAAGATTATACAATCAAGGTTTATGTATAAAGACGAGACTCTACATAGAGGGTACGAGTAGTATAGAGATCTTCTTTACTATGAATTTGGTTCTCCAATCTTGTGTACTCGGACTGATTGATATGCTCAGCACCGTGACCTAGTGCCAAACAGTATCCTAGCAGTTCTACTAGTTCTGCGTCGTCCTTCGATAACTTAGTATCCCGGACTTTTCCTGCTATGAAGGTTGTGTGCTCTTCAGCGAAACTTGAGGTTTTAATAGGAACCCAAGTATAGCCTGATTTCCGAACATTGACAAAGCTGGTGTTCTTACGAACAGCAGCAGATGAACAATATTTGTTTGTTACATAAGTCCCCTCTTCAAGAAAGGTTTTTATGCAAGCAACACGTACACCTGGAATAGCGGGCATCTCAACTGTAGGAAGTTTTACCTTGTAGGAATGATATAATTCATAACTCTCGGTAACTTCAAATAGCTGAGGCTGAGTACGTAGGTCCCATACATCTGTATAGAAACTCCCTGGTTCAGAACATGTGATATCAGGATATACGTCCAATATACATGAAATTAAGAACCCGTTGGTCGACTGGAACATATAATATTTATGTTGCAGTCCTACAAGCTCAGGTAACGCATATCGTGAAGTTCCTCGTGGATAATAAAGTGGTGTTACGTCTAATGGTTCTGTAATACCATTAACACGAAAATACTCTACTCCACAACTTTCGCGGTAACGCTGGCTTCCAGTAAATGATTTATCAATATTCACTGTAAAACCTAATTTTTGCATTATTGATATAAACACATCATTAATATCATGTGGCACAATAATATCATCATTATATACGATAATATCATGTGGCATGTTATGATATGGCCAATCAACTTTGCATGGAATTGTACGATTTGGAAATCCACACAAGCTCTCCGCAACTAATGCGACAGCTAAGTAAATTCCCGATTGAACATCACAAGTAATAGTGTTGCCCATTGTACAGAATCTGTGATTTTCTACGATATTACCGTTAATCGAAATAAAATTCGTACGGCACTTTCGCATATCATCCAGTAATCCATTTGGCGCGTCTGCAAAAAGTTGGTCGACAAGACCGACCGAGATGCTATCACTAGCACTTTTCAAATCATCTGTGTCAAGACCTAATGTATAGGCAATTGAACAGAAAAATTGATTTTTACCTTGATCATTAAGGTCAACGCCATGTGCTTTAAGGCACTTACGCATTCCCGATGATACTTGGTATCCTAAAACCTGTCGTGTTACAGGCTCAGGTGCTACACCACGTCCAACAGTATAGTTCTTCGGAACTGTAATGTAACGATTACAATCAGATACAGGTTCTTGGGCTATAGGCCAAAATGGTATATTAACACCATTTTCACGAAGCCATTGCTGATTGCGCATTACTATCTTAAATTTATCAAGATATGTATGCGCTCCTTCATATGTTGCGCCAGGTGGCAATGCAAACAAAGTATCATCTCGCTTGTAATCTTTAAATATATAATTGATTGCTTCGCGGAGCATGCTAATCAAAGCATTGCCTACCACAGGATGGTCTTTCTCGAACTCATCCCTCACGTAATTCTTACGTGGTATGATTTCTTGGCCTGTACTAAATGAATAATCATTTAGATCACCAAAGTCCACATAGTGACGCTGATTCCAAAGCTTACATTTATTGTTCAGCTCTAGATAATCAGTATACATGAAAGAATAATCTAGTGAAGATAAACGAATACGTTTTAAACAACCCAGGACGCTCAAAGCGTTTCTGATTGTCGTTTGTGCGAAATCTGTATTTTTCTTGTAATATCTGTGCATCATTATATCCATAGGGAAATATTGATTCCAGAAAACAGAAAGAATACCATTCTCACCTTCACTTATCAGAAAACAACGATGTTCATCGGCCTCACGGATACAATCCTGAAGACCATATAACATAATACGTGTTTTCAAGACATCACTGTTAGCATGTGTTACGTCAGAAAAAAGATGTAACCATAAGTTAACACCTATATACAAATTGTATATATCTGCGTTCACATCATACGATGAAGGATATGGCTTTAAGCCAACCAAACGATCGTATATACGCTGACAGTCATCAGTGTCCACTACGCAATTTGTGTGATGTTCTACAACATCAGCACCGTAGAATTTTGTTGGGTTTTTACCCATAGCATTTTGAACATTAGTTCTAGATCTTTCCATTAGGAGACCTCCTTATAATTTAGATATGGTACGTTATGATTTCGGATTAAGATCCTGCATCATCAAGTTATCAATAATATAACCGTCTGATGAAGAGTCCTGTAACGCGCCTAGAACACGCTTAAGCATAGTTACTAGGTCCGTAGCGTCTACGTACTGCGTTTTTGGGAACCTCCAAGAAATATTACAAGATACTGGATAATCAACCATAAAGGTGTCATCTGTAGAGCTTGTATATCTTTTCTTGGCCTCAATCTTAGCAGTAATAAGACGTCCTCCACTTAATTTAGGTGGATGAACATTCTTTTCCTCCTGATTGATGTTGTTGAGATCCTGACACATAAATGTTATGGTCTCAATCTGATCGATCGGACAAGTTGTATTCTTAAGAACACACTTCCCAGGATCGTCAATAGTGATGGCATAATTATTCATGCCGACTGCTGTAGGTGTAATATCTACACTACTAGCTGTTGTGTTTGTAAAGCCGAAGCTTCCACTAAGTGCCATATAATGCTCCTTTCTGACTAAGGCCAGAAAACATACATGGCCTTAGCACGTCATGAGGCTATAATGCCTCGACAATGAGTGACAAACCATCTACACACCTCATAGAAAAGGTTCTTGCAGAGGTTTCGTTGCCTTCATAAATCTCCCATTGGGGCATTTCATCCAGCAACATTCTGTCGTACCACTTATAATGGGTTAATCCCCAAGGCTCGTCTCGCGTGAGCTCTTGTTTATAAGTGACCAACAATTCATCGACCTTGTAGTATCTAAAATAGATTGACTGATCTATATCCTGTAGATAGTCTCCTAAATTAGAACCCCAATCCGCTATAAACGAAAATGGTATCAGATCCCAGAGATTATATAATCCTGGGAAGATCCCCCATTGGTCCATGCCGATGAGCTCGTAATCTAAATTGGCGGCCGTATTATCGTGCAGCCTCATTTTCACACGAACCATGCCCTCGTCAACCTTCTCCTTCCCACGTAATACGCGTTGGTCAGTAAGGTTTCCAAGGTATTCTCCCAGCTTAGCACGCGTGTATTGCTCAACGTCTGCTTTTGTTGTGGAATAAGCATAGCGGTACTTAAGCCATCCGCTGGCAACATGCTTTGATGATTCCTTAGCAAGTTTTCGGATATACTTCGAACTTACTTTGTAATCACCAAAAACTTCTTTAATGGACTTATAGAATGATTTAGTATCATCTATTAACTCCATTACTTTTCCCTTCCGAAAATCGTTTATTAACGAGATCACTTCCGAAAGGTTGGCAAAGTTATTCGTCATCACGGTCGTATTTTCAGCAATGCTGTTTCGGATAGCCTCCGAGAGTGAACCGGTACGAACACCTGTATTATACAGAGGTCGTATAGACTCCATATAATCTAGCCAATAATAGGGTAGAGGTTGGAGTAGGTCAAAAGTGACATTGTAACTAGAGACGTTTACATGGTCCACATGCCAATAATTTTGTACTATATCGTACCAAGCATTGCATATGGTCCATTCGCCTAATTCGCCATAATCAAAGTTCTCGCCTTGAAGCACAGTAGAGTGCGAACTGACGCGGTACTTATAATATACGCGATTGCCACTTTGTTCCCACGCGAACTGGTAGTGATAGTTTTGACAGCCGTTAGGCCAATCATATTGAATACTATGTGACCAGTACTCGGCAAGATCTGAACCGCCATTATACCATGAAAAGTATGATGTTCCATAGCGGTACTCAGCCAATTCGTCCGAAAAGGGGTGATTAAAACCTTGTAGGTTACCAGGTTGGACAGCACCAGACATACGTCTGTGCGAGACATCCTTATCCCCGTATCGTTCCTCCTTTTGAGGACGCCATAGGTAAGATTTGTCATATTCAAATCTTTCACCATTTGGCATATAAATCAGAGGTACATAACAGTGTTGAACACCATTATATACATGATAGGCTAGCAATACTGCTTCCATTACCTCACCTCCTATCATAATGATAGCATGCG